GTTGCAACCATGTCTCTGGGAATGGCATATGCCATGTCTTGTTGAGCAACTACTGCAGAAAATATTGCACCCTCTTTTACTGTGTTGATGTGAATAAAGTTCTCATCAGAAGTCAATTGATCATCTGATGTAAGTCTCAACTTAATACAATATCTATCTGCACCTGGCGCAGTTGTGTTAATAGATGACCCTTGGTTATCATACAACTGTAAATTATCATCTACACTTTGTACTTCTTGTACGATTTTAAATCCCACATTTGTTGTTGGATCGTCAGTGTACTTTGATATGATTGCACTTTGTGATTCTGTGTATACAAAGAACCCTTGAGTAAAGTAAATACTATCACCAGTTAATGCACGAGTACCTTTACCTACTGCAGGGTTTGCAGTTGTGTTTGTTATCTGAACAATTCTACCAGATCCTAGACTTTCACCTGCTAAGAACCTTGGTGTAGATGTTGTTACGGATGAAGCAGATGTGTCTACATATCTTACGTAAAGTGTAACAGGATCGCTACCTTCTGCAGCAACTCTTTGAAGAACTTCTGCCTTGATACCAGATGTTGCACCAGTTAATATAGTACCAACATTAGCAGTTGTAGAGGATGACGTTGTGTCAAGTTTTACAAATTCGTAACTGTTATCAATCGACAGTCCGCCAGGTTTTACTGCCGCACCTTCTTTAAATATATTGTTACCAAATCGTTCAATTTGTTTTTGAATGATTGTTTGCATTTGGGTAAGTTCACGTGCTTGTAGTGAACGACCACTGTTGAACAATATACGATAGTAACCGTCACTATCGTTGAAATCATCCTTATATTTTGTTTCAAATAAAGTATCTGTATATACTGTTGCCATTGTTCAACCCTTAGAATTGTAGAATAATTTTTATATCTTCTGCTTGTGCTGCAGTCCTTGATACTGGATTTCTGTTATCTATGTAAAGAACATCACCAGTACGTCTATCAACTTCTGGTTGTATTAGTGCCGAGTCAATAATGCCTTGACCTGGCCCAGTAACTTCTTCAATAATTTCCCCATCTTGGAAAGCAGTGAAACCAGTTCCCTTCGTCTGGTGGTAATAAATTTTATCAGAATCAATGTCATCGATATATGCCCTTGCAAATGTTGTTTGACCTTCGATTAGTTTGTCTTTTGTAAAAGCATTAATAGTACTTGATAATCTCATAAAGTCTAGACATCCTGCAGTGTTTGCAGTAATTTTAGAACCATTGTGTGCAAGAGGATCTTTTATGAGTGTTACTTGTCTGAAGTCTTGTTCAAGAAGGAAGTCACTATCATTACCTTCGATCATTGTGTGGAACATAACAGATGAAGTCTTGAGGTCTATCCTTGCGTCTGCACCAACACCTGAATCACTAAACGGAAGAACCGCACGTGCAACTGCACCTGTGCCTCCACCACCAGTGATAGTAACTTGTGCTACTGTGTACCCTCTACCGTGTGCAATGTGTTGTCCACTATCTGCCATACGAATTCTTGAAACAACTCCTGCGGCGGAGTCGATGTCTGCAATTGCACGTGCTGCAGTACCGTTACCAATAATGTTGACTGATGGAATAGAAGTGTATCCAGATCCACCATCTTGTAGTACGATATTTAAGATTTCGCCTGGTTCTACACTATCCTGAACTTCAAATTGTTTTAACTCAATACCAGTAGAGTTTGAGTCAACAGAGAATTGTTTTTGTACAGGCATGAAGTTAGAAGATTGGAACTTCTCTGCACGTGAACCACTGATTGTGTATAAGAACTTCCAGACATATCCGTCTGTAGTTCTGAATGAGTCGTTGTTTGCGCCAGTAGGTTCGATTACGGAAGGTTGTGCAACCCCTAGTCTGTTTCTGCCAACTTCTAAACAGACATATACTTGGTTGTTATCGTTCTTCACGTAGTAAGGTAATGTAGGATATCCACCTGTAGCATCATCATAAGAAGAGTAGATTCTACCATTTGACCAATTGTTTCTAGGAACAACAAGTGATGTTGCAGCAACCTTTTTCATTGATTGAAGACCGTCTCTTAATCTCGCAACATCTTCTGGACTGTTAACAGGTGTTGGAACAGTCTCGTTTGAATCCCAAGGTTCTGATCTACCTATTGCAACGTAGTAATTGTGAGTTTGTTGTTCAAACCTTTCGAAAAAATCACGAGCAATCTGTTGTCTCAGTGTATCTGTAATCGTAGCTGGCATCTTCTATATCCTATGTATTAACTGCTGCACCTAAAACAATACGTCTGTAAAAACCACCCGAACTGTCATATATTGCTAGACATGGATTCCCTGCGTTACCATCTGTAACGAATATCATTCTTCCATGTACGCCTGGAGGTTCTGTTCCTACTGTGTAATGTTTGATATCAACATAATCTGGTGTGGGTTCACGAGATCTCTCTGCAACGTAATCAGAGTCTAATGTTGCAGATAATGCTGCAACTTCGTCTGTGACGTTATGTTTTAATGCGACTGTACCGTCACTATCTGGCAAGAGAATAACTCTATCTGCAGTCGGATCTACTACTCCCAAAGAAGTTTCGTGCGAATCTGCAGTTCCTTCGTAAACAAGGTAAGATGAGTTGTTGGTACTATCGTGTAATTTTATACCAAGTTCTGCTGCAGAATCCGCACCTATAATAGTACGTATCTGTACAACATCACCATATAACTCTTCAAAGTTATCGTTGATCTTTCCTGCGCCTGTGTACAGATCATCACCTGTACCATCGTTACCAGTCGTACCTCTATCTATAATTTGTCTTGCCATTTTTATTTCCTAAAAACTGTACCTTTATTTATAAGGTTTTTCACTACTTTGTTCCTACAATGTATTCTCTCTGTGAGAATTTATCTCTTGTTGATGAGAACCTTACTGCAGAGTTGACAACACCATTAGATGTTGCACCAGTAGGATCTGCAAAATCATCAAATCTAATCTTAAATCCTGCAAACTCATTCATGCTGCTATAGTAATTTTCTACTTCAGCGATAGTTAGATTCTGCCAATCAGATAGTTTACGTATTAGACTGTATCTATCTCTCATTTCAAATCTTTCTGGATCACCTTCAACATAACCTTCTGTTACATAATCTCTAGTCATGTATAGTTTTGCTTCCATATTAATCTGATCTGAGTCAACACCATCAAAACTAGGTGCATAAAGACTAGTTCGTATTGCACCAACTGCTTCACCCTCTGCAGCGTATGTAAATGCTGCAGTACCAAAAACATTGAAGTTTGGATTGATGTATGGTATAGATGTCAACGTCCTAATATTCAATGCAGGTTCTGCTTCAAGAACAACTGCAGCACCCAAATAAAACCCTGATGGGTGCACATAGTTTCTATACATCGCTTCCCATTCTAAGAGAGGGATCGGGCCTTTTATCAGTGTAGAAAATACTTGATAGAGTCTACCATCCTGTATTTTCTTTGCGTCTTCTGTACCAACATTAGATTCACCAACAATAAACAAACTGTCTTTGGGATGAAAGATCTCTACGGTCTCGTTGAAGAATGCACGAAAGAAACCATGGATAGAATATTCAGAACCCTTAACTCTAAAAAAGTTACCAAAGTTTCTTATAACTTCTCTTGGTGTTGTGAACTGACCATTTGATATACCTAGACCAATCTCATCAAATAGTAAATCTAAATATTCTAACTTGGCATCTTCAATGTCTCTGATAGTTTGCAGTTCTTCAATGATACCACCAAAGTTATCTGCAGAATCTAAAAACTCATAGTATGCATCCAAGAAGGTGATGAGCATAGGATAATCAGAACGAAAGTGTTCTGGTAATACCTCATCGACTAAACTTTTTCTGACATTTATGTCATGTCTGTCAAAGTGTCTTAATGTTTGTGCAAAACCAGTGTGCGCCATTATCCTACCGTAAGTTTAGTATCTTGTCTATCTATAGATGCTGTTGCAAATGAAAGTGATGAATCTAATCGCACAACATAGTTACGTAAAGGTTTTATCACACTTTCATTTAATGGTATTGCTGATATTTTTATAAACTCAGATCCACCTATGAATGCTTGTGGAGCAAATCCTACAATCTTAACTTCTCCTCTTGTTGGTATAAATTCACCAACATTATCTAATAATACATCACCGTCTATATTTTGTATTTGTAATCTCTGAGAATTTAATTTGTTTCTAATGAGTGCAATGCTTCCGTCATATTCGAAAACACTAGAAATAACAGTATATGTAAAATCATCTGCACCTTTTAGTTTCATTGGATATTGCAATTCAAAATTTCTCTCAGTTCCTATTGTTGGAAATATTCTTAGTTGTGCTTTAACATCGCATTTACTTGATAAGATCGCAGGATCAAGTGCATCAATCTCTGTTAACATATTACTACGTCTAAATGTCTTATCAAATTTATTTAAATTTTCGTTAAAGTATCTAACCATAAAATTATATGCGGAACTCTCTGTCGCAGCCAAACTAAATCCAGTTAGTGCAGGATCAAAATTAAAACTTAAAACTAATTCTAAGAAAAGATCTGTAGGATCTGTGTACTTAGTTGTCATAGAAACAATTCCAAGGTTGTCAGAAAAGTTTGTTATTATATCTGCTTTTACTTTGTCTTTTATTGTATCAGCAGTTCCTGCCGCAAAGTTTAGTGAAACATATACTGAACCATAGTCACGAGGGACGTTTTGGTCTCCTGACCACACATTACAATCTGTAACATCTACAAAGTTACTTAGAATCATTGCTTTGTAATCAAGTGATGTAACAAGTCTTGCCTGTTGTGCATACGCAAATGGTGCAAGTTGTCTTATACTTTCTATGGTTTGTCTTGGAGCACCACCTGTTGATTCTGTCACCGTTGTTGTAACAACTGGGTAATTTATCTGTTTTATTGTTAAGTCAGAGTTTGCTGTAAAAACTGTTCCGTTATCTGCCAATCCTTCTTTAGTAGATAAGTATGTGACAACAACCTTTTCGCCTGGATCTGGTTTCTTACCAAAAGATACACCGTCACCAAAGTTTAGTTCGTAATTTCCATTGGGTGCTTCTCGAATAGAATATACTCTACTATTACCGTCAATAGTAATTGCTTCTTTCAAAGGAATATAACTATTGAATGATGTTGAAGTTGCTGTATCAAAAACCAATACACTTGCAGTTGACGTATCTATTGTACTATCTGGGATAACAAAGATCTGTCTCTCGTTTTTCTCCCCCACGATAAATGTTTTTGTTTTCTGGACACCTTCAAATATTGTTATGTCTGATGACCCCTTAGATGTTTTGAACTCATAATTACCTGATCCATCATCTTTAGCAAAAAAGTTTTCTAGTGTTCTGAATGTATACGAAACACCATCGATAGAGGATGTAAATGTAAAACCACTGGGTAATTCTACTTGGGCTGGTCTATTGGCAACACCTGCGAGATTAACGTTAAGATTTACAACTGCCTTAGATGTTGTAGGAGATCTTACTTCATATCCTAAAGTTTCTGCGTGAGATACAATAGAAGATCTTAACTGTGCAGTGTTAAGAAAGGATTCGTTAATCGCAAAGTTTGCGGTCAAACCATTTAGGTGTGTATTATATGCCAATACGTCCAAGACATTATTTAATCCTGATGCTTCAAAATCGTAATCAGCAAACTCACTTTTTTGTTTAAAATAATTTTTTAAAGACTCTTTTATGTTTGCAAAATCTAACTCTGAAGATTTTATGACTGTTGCGACCATTTATCTAACCCTCGCTAACGACACATCTAATGTTACTATTTCTTTTGTGTTTACTACTTGAAACTCAACTGTTGTGTCTAATGTATTATTTTCTGGTTTCAGTAATACAGTTACTGATAAAACTCTTGCTCTTGGTTCGTGATTTGTTATTGCATCGAATATCAAATTTTGCACAAACTCTGGATCAAACTCTGTGTCCAATCCAAACAAAGCACTGTTGAGGTTAGAACCAAAAAAATTATTAAATGGTTTCTCACCTCTAGAGGTCAACAGTAGATTTTTTACTGACTGCTTTACTGCAGCAGCATCTACTTTTTTATAGATGTCACCAGCTGGTTTTGGACTAAAAGTCAAGTCTATGTCTTTGTAAGCAACGTTACGAGAACTTACAATAGATTTGTCTAGTGAACCGTCTTCAATAGAAAATGCTCGTGCCATGTATACCTCTAGTTAATTACCACTATTTATAACGTTTAGTGATGTCCTACATCCTCAGAAACTTTAGTTTGTTCTATTATTTCGGTAAGTTCACCATTAGTTTGAGTATAATTGTTATATCTTGTCTCAATAATGTTTCTATATCTCATTTTCCAGTCTGCATTTACTGGTGGCATTTGTATAATTATCTGTGCGTTAAGACTATTATCTGCATTGTATGAATCATAATCTAATATCATTTTATCGAAGTTTAAATAATCTTTACAGTGAACTGCAACGTCAAACGTCTTATCGATGTCTATATTACCACCTCTGTTACGGATCTCGTAAACAACTACCTGACCTCTGGTTGCGAGAAAGTTTAGACTATCAGGATCTAGAGTTTCTCCCTCTCGTTTCTTGTACAATCCTTCTGTAACAACTAATCGATGCCTATTTGTTTTTTCTAGATGTTCTTGTATGGATAACATAAATTCAGCATGTATGTAAAGATTTCTTGCAATTTTTAATCTTTCAACATCATCTGTAATATGATCTAATGTAATAGGATCTCCATACCCACCTAAGAATTTTGCGAGTGGTGTACCCTTCGCTAACTTTGTTTTTGCATTGATTTCGCCATACTTAGCAAACTGCAACTCTGGGTTATACAGTTGATTTGGTATAAGAGTTCTTGTAACAGTAATGTTAGATTCATTTGCAATTCTTTCTGGAAATATTTCATCGTTTCCTAGTATCTTACCAGATGGTAGTTTGGAAGTTCCAGTAGTGTTTAATACTCTTCCAATCTCAAAAAGTTCTGGTTTCTGTTGTACATAAGTTGGTGACAGTGTACCCTCAGATATAGCACGACCAATAAAAACTTTATTTCGTGAGGTGTTGGGATCTCTTAACTTACTCCTCACTCTCTCTGTTGTCAAGGTATAGTTTGAAATACCACCGTAAGAATTAGATTTGACAATGGTGTCTTTCATTATATCGCCTGGATCTATTTTTACATTACGTATTCCTAAATTTGATTTATTTAAATAATCATCCATGGTTGTAGATGTCGGCCCAGGCGCATTTATTGAACCACGAACAGTTGTATCAGTTGCAGTATTGTCTGCAGTATAACCTTGGGCAGATCCAGTATTCCCTGCACTACCTGCATCTGTGTCTGGGTCTGAGTAGTTCTGAGAGTTTGTAACGTCTGAAGTAATGGATCTAACAGCTGTGCCTTGAAGATCTCCATGAAATGCAGGTGCGGTAACTCCATCAGTATATGTAGCAGATGTTCCATAATAGTTCTTTGCGTAATAGATTACATTGTCTCCACCTATTACTCCTGTGGTTGCGATTGCGGATAAATCAGTTGCAGCAATGTTGATACTCTTTGATGTAAAGTTCATATCATTGGGTGCAGTCATTGTAATGTTGTCACCAACATATTGTGCAAGTTTCGCACCGATACGTTCAGTTTGATTACCTTTCACAGTAAGATTATTATCTGACAGTACAGTATCTGTATTTGTACCTGCTACAAACTTAGAGTTATTACCTGAAATAGTTTCTAATTTATTTTCGTGTATAGTTGTAGATGCTCCCCCATAAATTTCCTCTGTCTTATCTCCGTGAACTTGCAAGTTATAATTACCACCAACTTCCACGTCCATGTCTCCTGTTACGTGGAGTTTTAGATTACCAAGATAGTGGATATCACCATCACCTTCTATAAGAACTTTTTGATCTCCACCTGTAATATGAATTGTGTTATGACGAGATGACACTATGACCGTTCCATCTGGACGCATCTCAACACCAGAACCTGTCTTATGTTTCCACAACAGTCTTTCGTTGTTTGGTGTGTCATCTACTTCTGAAACGTGACCAGATATAGTTTCCTTAACTTGATTCAAAGGATACTGTGATGTACCGTTGTCTCTGAGATCGAAGTTGAGATCTGTTGTACTACCACCAATGTATAGTTCATTATTTTTCAAACCTCTTGATGCTAGGTTTGTAGAAGCAGTATTGTCATATTCTTTTCGTGGATAGTTGTTCGTAGGATCTTTAAATCCATCCCTGCTAAGATCTGGATTAGTATCAACTAGTTTATCTAAATCGTCAGCCATTATGTTGTTCCTTTAAACGTCTTAGATGCTTCATCATATCGTAAACCATTTTTCAATGCCTCTGACTTGTGATATAAATTAGATGTTAGTGACTGGTCTATGGTATCATCAAGAACTTTAACCTTATTACTAGACTTACCAGATCCATCTGCAGCAACAGACTGTCTTGTCTCTTCTGCTTTCTGTCTTTGTGCATCTATCACTTTTACATTGTTCTTTCTATAATCTTCTGCTATTCGATCAAAGTTTACAGGTGTTGAGGTTGCACTTTTTACTGTGTCTTTTATTTTAGGTTTCTTATTTTGATTTGTCATTGGTGTAACAATAGTTTCTGGTTCCCTATCTGCAAGTTCAGATGCAGATGGTATAGAAGTAACAATGGTGTCTGTAAAAGTGGTATCTTTACCAAACTTACGTGCAACATAACCCCTGACATCGAAACCAGGCCCATCTGTTGAATTTAGTGGTGCAAGATCTTTAGTTCCCAAAATTTCACCGCCTGGAAAAATGTTTATGAATGCTCGTATTATCTCATTCAAGGACTCCCAAAGTTTTGCAGTAGGTGGACTATCAGGAGAACTGTTTATCATTACAAATAAACAATTGGCATAGATGTCATTTCTTTCTTTTGGATATTTCAAAGATTTGACTGCTTCCTTTGCAGGGACTACCTTCTTAACAGTACCACTCTGATGTACATAAAAATTAGTTTGTAAACCAAAACCTAAAGGATTTCTATTTACTGCATTACTACCGTATCTTTCATTATGTTTTCTTTTCACATCTTCATGTATTCTATCTACATTGTAATCGTCATAACCATTTGGTAAATTCGACCAATCAATAATCAAACTTGTTATTTCTCTCTGATCATATGCAAATTTCATTTCTGCTTCTATGTGGTCATAAGTCTGCAAAGTTTTAAAATCAAATGTGCCACCAACTGCAGTACCTCGACTGTTTGCACCTGCCCATTTACCATCGTCCAACCCAACAACATATGTTATCCTGTCATTGGGTGGTTCACCTGTAGGATTAGTAACAACATTCGATACATTTGATGTACCACCTGATTTTACAATAGGAGGTGGAGTTTCCTTACCACCATTTTCATTTGTTAATTTAACACCTTTGTTTACAAATTCAGTGTCGGTTTCTATGTTGGATACCCCTTCTTTACCAAATGCTTGAGATACTAGTGCAGGAATAATATTACTTACTCCATTACCAATGCCACCAAATTCATTTAAATATCCAAAAGGATCACCTATTTCTCTTGAAACTTTCTTAGATGCTGTTGCTGCCTTTGTACCTGTATCTTGTTCTATCCCACCCGATTGTTGAACATCAACTGCCTGTTTAATCTCATCTTCGATGGGTGATGCTTTCTTTACAATGTTCGCAACTTTTTCGCCTGGCACTCCAACAACTTCTCTCAGTGCAACGTCCATACCTTTTGGATTTGCCTGAACAACAACTTCATCCAAAACACCATTAGTATTAGAACCACCTGTAAGATCGCTTATGGTTGTTGTGTCAGATCCCTTTTTCTCTATGTCTTGTGTAGGAATATCATTTGTCATTACTGCAGCAACAGGAAGATCTTTTACCTCATCATATCCAACTGTTGTTGATACCGTAGTAAATCCTGTATCAGAAGTCTTACCCACATCATTTGATTTAGTTCCTTCTAATGCTGCACGTCTATTTACTGCTTCTTGTGCTTCAGTAGAAAACTCTGAGGTTGCTTGAGATTTTTCTCTGACTTTGTTTGCAATAAGTTCTTTGGGTACAAGACCAGGCTTTCCTGACCCGCCGTATCTCAATCCCAGATCGTATGCAGCAAGAACCCATTCAGGAGTATTTGCACTTCTAGCATTTCTACCCCAAGTTTTACTACCTGCCTTTGCACCCCACATATCAATGTGAATTCCTACGGAACCCATATATCCAGGCCCACATCCGATACCCTTTGCACCTGCAGCAACTGCTGCAGATATGAACTTAGCAACAACAGGATGTTCTGTCGCAGTACTCAGTCTTTGTTTACCAGAAAATAAATGTACATCTGCAGCAAGACCTTCATCGTGTCGTATTGATCCAACTCTTCTAGGATTACCAGAATCTCTTCGAAACTGACCACCACTAAAGACTACAACATCAACTCCTGCGTCTGTTGCTGCTCTTTGTAAAATCAACAGTAGTTTTGGATCTAATGGTTGATTACGAGTTGCATTCTGGTTTGCCATAGTAACTCTACCATTACCCTGACCAATGTCAATCTTTACTCCCTCTTCATTACCTCTCTGTCTGGGTGGTGAAGCGCCTACATTTGAGTTACCTATACTTCTCTCGTTAGCAAAAGGTTTTGTTTCATTATATCTTGGAGTTTTTAATCTTTCGTTCTTTGGTATAGATCCTAACACTAGTGGCAACTGTGAGTTTTTACCATCCATAAAGATACCAAAAACTTGTGCACCTTCTTTCAATCCAACAGTAGCACCAAATCCCGAACTACCTGCTTCTGTAGTAGGAACCACTACTGATGCCCAAGGTAAGTCATATATCTCTGCGTCTGCTTGGTTGTCTGGGTGTACACCATATATTCTAACCTTGACACGACCCAGTTCTTGAGGATCTCCATGAACCTGAACAACTTTGCCAACAAACCATCTGGTTTCGTCACCATAATAATGTTTATGTGTATCTGGTATCATCTTCCACCACCACCTACGTTATATGCTGAACTTTGATAGTTTCCAAACTTAGCACATTTAAATGAAGCACCTACATTACCTTGTGTCAAATCTAAAACATATTTTGCAGTTATAATTAAATAATCTCCAGATTGTTTCCTATCTATAGAGGGATTATCTGGATCGTCTGCTTTTGATCTGACTAATATCTTTATATTATTTCCAACACCATAATGATTATCACCATGTATCCATCTATCACCTTCTACTGTGATTGATAAAGGAGTCTTTTGCATGAGGTTTCTTAAAGCATGTGCCTTTATTTTTTTCCTACTATCACCAATATCTTGCGTCTCATCATAGGACTTTACATCATTAAAAACATTTGCACCACTTATTTGAGAAATTGATTTTGCTTTATAGTTTGATATAGCAATTTCATCAAACGCTAAACGACCATCTAACAATGGTTTCTCTTGTCTAGGATTAAGTGATTGTAGTTCCACTAATAAATCATTATTGACATTAAAATCTACTATTTCAAAATCACCTTTAGTAACATCATAATATCTATTTTCAGATCCTATTATTCCAGATTGTATTAATTGGTATAGATTATCGACCTCTCTTTGTTCCATTTTATATATTGTAGAAGATGATGATTTACTTTCAGAAGAACCTGCAGATTGATTTGGAGATAATGGAAGACTTTCGTTAATGACAGGTGATGATATTAAAGTTTCTAAATCTGCAAAGAAGTATTCTCCTGTCATAGCTGACTTGTAGAAATAAAATGGATAACCATTTTGATTCACAGATCTATTTCTAATCCATTGGGTCGCTTCAATAGGTGTCATGTTTGGAACAATGACTTTCATTCTTTCAGAATTGTTAAGATCTGCAGAAGTTCTCAAATCACCTCTGTTTAAGTATTCAACTAATATTTGATCTATAATTTCCCATGGTTGACCGTACAAACATTTGTTTACATTCTTTAATCCAGATCTGAATGATTCTTTATCTATTAATCTAAGTACCACAACATTTGTAAACTCTTGTACATTATGTTCTGCTTCTATGTTTTGTATAATCCAGTTTTGTCTTATTTCTTTTGCACTAGATTTTTCTGTAGATCTTTTGAATATTATTTCTATCTCTTCTGCGCCTTGAATGTCAAAGTTTTCTATAATTCTTTCACTGTCAGTCAGTGCGAGAAATCCTGTAATAAAAGTTCTTTCGGGTTTTTCGAACATATTAAGTTCTAATACAACAGAAGTTGTATCAATCGAAGTAGCAGTTCTACTCGATCTTAAGGTTGCCTTTTTTAGTTGTACAGAGGTGGATTGTTGACCACCTATAGGAGAATTTTCATTACTCATGATTTTATTGCTTCGAAGAAATTACCAATGATTGCTTGTATAGAGTCTGGTCTGATAACTTTTATCTCTTTTAATTTATCGTTCTCTCTAATATAGTAATCATAATTAGTAATCCTTGTTACTTGTGCTCCTGCTGCTCGTCTTGGATCTATATCTACTCTTTCACCATCACCGTCTTCATAATGATGTGTCGCATTGTATTCTTCACCTGTTCCAAAGACTGTGACAGAACTAGTGATACCTTCATATGCAGTGTTGGTTAACTGTTCAGGTACGGTGAAATCCCTTTCGGATTCTATAATAATTTCACCAAGATCTAGGTTTCTTCTCAGT